AAGCCTGACCTTCACAGCCCACCACGACGAGCCGAACATGACGCGGCGCAGGCAGTTTGGTAACGGGAGCGACGGGACTCGAACCCGCGACCTCCGGCGTGACAGGCCGCCAAGACGAAAACGCGCCATCCGGCGGGAGGCGCGCGATCCCGCATTTCATGCGGCCTGGAGCCGCAGCGATGTCCTGGTCCTCGCACCGTGCGAACGGCCTTCCAGAGCCGTTTGCTGCCCTATTGCTGCCCGAAAGCTCTCCGCGCGAATGTCCCGGCGAACCGAGTGCGAAGAGGCAGCGAAGTAGACCGCGGCCCCGTCGAGGCGCCCGACGGGGCCGCGACGTAGCCGCAGGGCGCCGCCCCCGCATCGTGGTGAGGGAGCCCGGGCAACGCCATCCCCCGCTGATGTGATCTAGCGCGTGACTGCGGGCGCCCGCGAGCTGTCGACGATCGAGAGCCTGCTGATTGCGTCGCGGTCGTGGCCGGCCTCCTGGAGCGCACGTCCGAAGATCTCGAGGGCGGCGATCGACGCGACGATCAGCGCCGACGACCTGATCCGCATCGTCGCCGTATACGCATCGCAGGTGGGGTCGACCGCGACCCGTGCCTGCAGGACGACGTCGGCGGTGAGCGTCTCTTCGACCTTGGCCAACCGATCATCGGTGGCCAGGCCTTCGGCGCTCTCGACGTGGACGGTGAACTCGCGCATGCGGGCTCGTCACGGCGAAGTCTGCCCTGCGGGCGGGCTGCTCGAACCCGCATATTAGCTTGACGTGATAATAAGCTACTGCTAATATCAGTCACATGTGGGAAGTCGAAGTAACAGACCAATTCCGCGACTGGTATGAAGACCTCGACGAGGCGGATCAGGAACCGATCCAGGCCGCCGTCGCTGTTCTCGCCGAACGCGGCCCGGCGCTAGGCCGCCCGTTCGTGGGCGAGGTCGCCGGAAGCCGGATCCACAACCTGAAGGAGCTGATCCCGCGAGGGTCCTCGATCCGGATCTTGTTCGTGTTCGATCCGCGTCGCAACGCGATCCTGCTGCTCGGGGCGGACAAGGAGGAGCACGGGTGGAACCGCTGGTACGACGAGATCGGCAAGCCCGAGGCGGAGCGGCTCTACGACGAGCATCTTGAGGAACTGCGAAAGGAGGGACTGATCGAATGAGCGGCCGCACGAACTGGAAGGACATCAAGCACAAGGGCGACCCGGCGCGGGTGGCCGAGCAGAAGCGCGCGATCGAACGTGACCTCACGCTCGCCGAGCTCCGCAAGGCGCGCGAGCTGACCCAGTCGCAGCTCGCGAAGACCCTCGGCATGACGCAGTCCGGCATCTCGCAGATGGAGAACCGCGCCGACGTCTACGTCTCGACGCTGCGCAGCTACATCCAGGCGCTCGGCGGCCAGCTCGAGATCGTCGCCGTCTTCCCGGATAGCACCGTCACGCTGCGCGACCTCGCCGAGATCGCCGAAGACGAAGCGCTCGCCGGCGCGCGCTAGGGCCCGAGCAGCCGGTCAAGCGCGGCCTTCACGCCGGGCTTGGTCTTGTGCCAGCCCGCGACCGCGGCGGCGACGAGCAGCGACGGGACCTGAGCTTTCAGGCCGTCGAGGCCTCGCTCAGCCAATACGTGCTCACCGTTGAAGTACAGGGTGACCGCGTCCGTCGCGATGAAGGTGACGGCGAGCTGCTCCCACAGCTTCCCTGTCGGCGTCGTAAGCCAGCCGCGCAGACGCTTCAACATGCCCGTGCCTATCGTCCGAAAGGCGACAGCGTGATTCCCGCGATGTTGACGGCGCGCGAGGAGGAGATGCTGTTCGCGATGGCGGACGGGCTCACGAACGCGGAGATCGCCGGCGAGCTGCACATCGCGAAGGCGACGGTGAAGTTCCACGTCGACGGCGTCTTGAGGAAGCTCGGCGCGCGCAACCGAACGCACGCGGTCGCCATTGCCTATCACCGTGGGATCCTCGTCCCGCTCCCGAGCTAGAGCAGGATCTCGGAGGCGAGCCGCGGCGCGCAGCCGGCGGCGACGAGCTCGACCGCCTGGTGGAGGTCGACGTCGTTGCGGCGGGCGAGCTTCTCCGCGAGCTCGACCGGATAGCCGCCGCGGAGGAGGACGTGAAGCCGCCAGGCCTCGATCTTCTCCGCCTCCGTCATCGGCGCGTCAAGCTGCACGCCTTGCCGATCGGCGCAGCAGGAAAGCGACGCTCGGCGGGCATAGTTTCCGGCGTGGGTCTCTCCCGTGAAGTCCGCGCCGAGCTCGACCGGCTCACCCTGAACGAGGTCCTCGAGGAAACCCTCGAGTACGTCGTCAGCAGGCACCGGCTCCTGAACGTGGGGCACAGCAAGCTCGTCGCGATCGCCGACGACGGCAAGATCCGCAAGGCCTATATCGAGCTCGGGATGAGTCCGAACATGCTCGAGCTCACCGCGCGCTAACGCGGGACATCTCACTTCAAAAGATGGGCCGCGCCGCCGCGAGTTGGGCCTGCCCGGCCCATTGCGCGCCGACAGACCAAGCGTGAGCATGGTCGCGCCCCTCACGAGCCGCGGTAGCGGCGACGGGCAGCGACCACCAGCCGTATGACTCGCTGCTACCGCGCCCGCCGACCACGGTTCGCCCGCTGCTCGCCTTCACCGCGAGGCGGCATCCGCTAGGTGCGCGCCGTCGGGCCACCGCTGCAGCTCTGGGACGTCCGAAACGTCGAAGCGCACGTCGCGCGCGCGGTCGAAGCCGGCCTCGATCGCCGCTCAGCTCATCTGAGCCCGTCGCAGTACGACCGCTGCTTCCAGTTCTGCCTGCAGAAGGTGTGGGAGCTGTCCGGTCTGAAAGCCGGCTTCTCACGCGACAACGGCGACGGCACAGCGCTTCGATACGTCTACGAGATTCGCGGCGCGTTCTCGCCGCGCGGGATGCTCGACAGCTACCAGCCGTTCCGCCTGAAGGGCTTCACCACCGAGGACGCGGCCGAGCGTGCGCTCGCCGAGCTGCGCGAGACGAAACCGGTCGCGTTCGGGCAAGTCCACGCCGTCCGGCCGAAGGGCGCGTACGACCGGACGAAGGGCATCAGCTTCACCACCTACAGCTACCGCCAGATCGTCGACTACCGGATCGACGACTGGTACCGCAGCGACCCCGAGTTCGGCGACACCCGCTACGAGAGCAACCGTCGCGTCGAGGAATCGCTCGAGGCGCTCGCGTCCCGCCATCGCGACGACGAAGACGCCGGCGACACGTCCGACTGGCTGCCCGGGACGGTCGATCGGCTCTCGGTGATCGATTCCCTGAACCAACACGCCTACCAAGACGCAGGTGAGGAGGTGCTGACCCGTGAGGCATTCGGCTTCGGAGGTTGACTGGAGCAAGCTGTCCGAGCGCGCCCGCTGGGCGCTCGACAACGTCATCCCGCGGCTCATCGACGGCTACGGCCTCGAGCAGATCGCCGAGCAGCTGGACTGCGCTCCGGCCGAGGTCGAGCAAGCGCACGAGCTGCTCGAGGCCGAGACGCAAGCGCTCGCCGGCCGGATCGTCCTGCCCGAGCACACCGAAGACGAGTACGAGGCGCTCAAGGAGTCGATCGCCGCACACGGCCAGATCTACCCGATCCTCTACGGCAGCGACCTCCTGATCGTCGACGGCCGCGGCCGCCTCCGCGCCTGCCGCGAGCTCGACCTCGAACCGAAGACGCTCGTGCTCGCGCTTCCAGCGTCGAAGCTCCAAAGTCTCGCGCTCGCCGTCAACGTCGCTCGACGCCACCTGACGGCGAGCGCGAGGCGCGGCATCATCCGCGCCGAGCTCCTCCGCGACCCCAGCCGCAGCGACCGCCTCGTCGCGCGCGCATGCGGCGGCGACGGCAAGACCGTCGCGAAGATCCGCGCCGAGCTCGAGGCAACTGCGGAAATTCCGCAGTTGCCAGAGCGCGCCGGCGCCGACGGCAAGGTCCGCAGCGCCCCCGGCGATCGCGAACGACCTGCGCCGCTGCATCGCACGATCCGCGTCAACGTGCCCAGCGACGTGTTCGAGCAGTTCGTGGGGCGCTGGGTCGAATGCCGAGCGTTCCGGATCTCCGAGACGCGACCAAACGTCTACGAGCTCCAGGTGCAGCTGCTCGGCGTCGCACCCGCCGATGCGGAGACGCAACAGCATGTCCTCGGCGAGGCCGGCGCCCTCGACCGTCTCATGGGGCTCGAGGCAGGCACATCGCTCGCGCAGCTCCTCCGCGACGCGTCCGAGATCTTCGGACGTCCCATCGACAGCGCCGCCGATCTCACCGCGTCCGACGCCGAGTGGTGCTTCAGCCGCCTCGGCGAGCTCGCGCTCATGGTGCAGGAGGCCTCCGCTGCGTGAACGACGTCGACGCGCTCAAGACCGCGCAACGCCTGACCGACCTCGGCATCGAGATCCGGTCCGCCGAGCTCCGCGAGACGGCCGCCGCGCATCGCACCTTCGTCGAGAACGGCGGCAACCGCGCGATGCGTCGCGCCGCCAAACGCGCGGCGAGGAAGAAGGGACGAGCGAGTTGACGCCCGAGATCAAGCTGTGCAAGTTCGGATGCGGCCGGACTGCAGCTTGGCGCCTCGGTCGCCTCGCCGGCGTATGCGAGGCCTGCGCGCCCGAGGCGAACCGACGCTTCGTCGAAGCCTGCCGCAAGACGCGCCAGGAAGCGCGTCTCGCCAGGCTCATCCGGTGCGAATACCGAGATTGCGATCGCGAAGCGAGCGTCCGCCTGTTCTTCGGCGTCCACAAGAACGCGTGGGGATACAGGGACGGCACTCGGCTGCCGGGCGTCAACTATTGCGCGGAGCACGGCAACGTCGTCCGTGTGACCTTCCACGTCCTTCGCGAGACGCAGCCCGAGCGCCATCAGCGCACGGTCGCCGCATGACCTGCCCTGGCTGCGGCGGTTCGAAGTCGAAGCGCGCCTTGCTGTGCGCTGCGTGCCGGCGGCGAGCGATCAGCGTCGGCGTGCAGGAGGTCCTGACGCCTGCTCCGCCGGACGAGCCGCGCTCGCCGTCGCAGAACCTAGCGTTTCACGGCAAGTGCGCGACGCTCGCGAAGCTGGAGCTCTCGGACGACGCTACTCACGTAGCCGTCAACCAGCGAGCAATGGAGCGGAAGCACGACGCGCTCGCCTGGGCAGCGAAGCGGTTCGGCCGGTCGATCGAGAGCAGCAGACAGCTGAGCCGCGACGAGATGAGCGAGGTCCTCGAGTGGCTCGACGAACGTCAGCTGCAGGTCGCTTCTACCGTCGAGTGATGAGCCTTGGCGTTCGGCCGGATCTGCCACGCCGCCTGCGGATCGATCTGCACGAGCTGCCGTCGCACATGCCGACTCGACAACGAACGGCGACGTGAGAAACGCAAGCGCGGCGGCCTGACCGAGCAGGTCTGGCTGCGGCTACGCGCGGCCGCGCTTCTCCGCGATCGCCACCGCTGCCAGTTCCGCCTCGAAGGCTGCACGCGGCGAGCGACGACCGTTCACCTTCGGCCCGAGCTCGCCGGCGACCATCGCCGCGCGACGCTCGACGACCTGACGAGCTCGTGCGCGCACTGCCACGGCGTCGTCGACGGCACTCGCGCACGCTGACAGCCTCGAAGGGGGGAGGGCCCACAGACGCCAACGCGCCTACTTACCCGTCGCGAGAGCGCCGCGCGTTTCGTCCACCACCGACAGACACGCCCGGCGCCACCGGGGTCGAGGCCGAAGGCCCTCTAAGGGGCGGAGACGCGCACAGGGGCCAAGCGATCCGCCCGCCTCGACTCCGGATAACCCCGTCCGCCCGAAGCACCTAGAGCGGCGGCCCGACGGCGAGGCTGACCGGCGGCGTCCCGTCGCCGTAGACGCGGAGCTCGACGGTGCCGCCGGCGGCGATCGCGGCTCGCTCGTCGTCATCGAGCTGCCAGGTCGACTCGATCCACGGTTCGCCATCGGTGGATCCGCGGCGGGCCCAGAGGTCGTTGTCCTCGTTCCCGCCGGCGAGCCGGAAGACGCAGTTCGAAACGGATGTGCGGCGGGGCCGCATGAGGTTCGAGTGTAGGGGCGTCGCCCGACAGGCGGGGCGTGGGCCGCCGGCGGAAGACGATCGTCGATCTCGTCCGCGACGGCACGTTCCTCGCGCGCAAGGACGAGCAGCTGCTGAACGGCCGCGAGCCGCTCCCCTGGGACGTGCTCGAGGATTACCGGCAGCGGTTCCGCGCTGAGCTCGACCCCGAGCTGCAGCGGGAGATCTCGCTTGAGCTCCAGCACCGGCTGCGCGGGCCCGACGGCCCGCTTGGGGTGCTCGGCGACCTGGGCGTCGAGCTCCGGAGGTTGGGGCGGCCGGGGTCGTTCGCGCAGCTCGAGCGGTTCGCGCCGCGGTATTTCCGGCACTTCGCCGGTCCCAGGTCGGGGCAGCCGTTCACGTTCGACACCTTCCAGCGCTCGTTCCTGAAGGAGTTCTGGCGGCGGGACAAGTTCGGGCAGCGGCTCTACAACGTCGGGCTGCTCGGGATCCCGAAGGGGAACGGCAAGACGCCGCTCGCCGCGGTCTTGAGCACGCATGCGCTCGTCGCGGCACCCGACGAGATGCCGGAGGTCTACACGATCGCCGGCGCCAAGGATCAGGCCGACATCTGCCACACGTTCGCGTCGAACAACATCGAGCGCGGCGCGCTCGCGGCGTGGCTGACCGTCGGCCACGCGATCACGTATCCGGCGAACCTCGGCGAGTGGACGATCCTGTCCTCGGACGGCGATCTCGCGCAGGGAACGAACCCTTCCGCGGCGGTCGTCGACGAGTGGTGGCAGTTCCAGCACCGCAAGCAGCGCGAGGGTTACATCGCGCTGGCGGAGGCGCTGCACAAGCGCGGCGGGCAGTCGTTCCTGCTCGCGATCACGACCGCCGGCTGGACACGCGACTCGCAGCTCGGCGAGGCCTACGACGGCGCCCTCGCGAGCCCGAGGCTGCGGCAGCGCAACGGCGGGTTCCTGCTCGAGCTCGCCGACCGGGAGGCCGGCTTTCTCATGCACTGGTACGGCTGCCCGGACGGCGAGGAGTGGGACATCGAGGACCCGAAGGTCGTCCGCGCCGCGAACCCGGCACCGTGGATCAAGCCCGAGCTGCTGATCCGCGACCTGCACAAGCCCGGCGCCGACGAGCTCGCCTGGCGGCGGCTCCATCTCAACCAGTGGACGAACACGAAGGGGATCTGGCTCCCGCGCGGCGCCTGGGGCAAGCTCGCGGCCGAGCTCGACATCCCGACGGGCGCCGAGATCTACGTCGGCGTCGACGTCGCCCACAGCTACGACACGACCGCCGTCGCATGGGCGTGGCGTGCCCCGGACGGCCGCATCGTCGTCCGCTGCAAGATCTGGAGCGTCCGGCCGGCGGCGCCGGCGCACGAGCACGTCGAGGACTTCTACGACGACGACGCCGTCCACCTGGCGGAGAAGTTCATCCTCGAGCTCGGCAAGCAGTACAAGGTCCGCGAGGTCGTCGCCGACCCGAACTACTTCGGCACCGAGCTCCGCCGGCTCGGGCAGCGGTTCACGACGGCGCCGCTGTTCCCGCAAAGCAAGGAGATGACCGAGTCGGTGCAGGAGTTCTACCGGCTCGTCGAGGCCGGCCACGGGCTCGCGCAGGACGCGAACGACAGGGTGCTCGCGCTGCATCTCGCGAACATCGAGGGCAAGAAGGACTCGAACGGGTACTGGCGGATCCGGAAGCTGAACAACGCGAACCCGATGGACGGCGGCACCGCGACGATCATCGCCGTCGGCCGGGTCAGCCTCGCCGGGCAGGTTGCGAGGCCGTGGGCGGCCCGCTGGTGAGCCCCGCGGCCCGATAGACACGGGCATGAGGAAGCGCGTCCGCGGCCTCGTCAGGCTGCACCAGAAGCGCGATCAGCGCAGCTTCGAGGGGCTCCTGCTCGGAACCGTCGAGGGCCACTACCAGCTCGCGAACGCGAAGCTGCTCGTCGACACGAACCGCGAACATGACGTGAAGCTCGACGGCGAGGTGTTCGTGCCAGTCGGCGACGTGCATTACGTGCAGAAGGTCGGCTGATGATCGTCAAGAGCGGCGGCGCCGACCGTCAGCTGAAGTCGATCCTCGACGACGCGTGGCCGTTCCCGGTGATCCCGCCCGAGTTCGGGCCAGGGCTGACGGGCGGCGGCGGCGACCCGTTCTGGCCGTTCATGTCGATGGAGCAGGCGATGGGGCTGCCCGCGCTGCTCGGCACGCTGCTGCGGATCTCGACCGCGTGCGGGATGCTGCCGCAGAAGGTCTACGCCGGCGCAGACCAGCTCAGCCGCGAGACCGCCGTCGACTCCTGGCAGTACGAGCTGATCCACAACCGGCCGGGGGAGGAGCACACCCCGTTCACGCTGCGCGCCGACGTCGCGATGGCGGTCGCCGGATCCGGCTACTGCTGCATCCGCAAGTTCACCGTCCCAGACCGCGACGTCCTCGGCGGCAAACGGATCGCCGAGCTCCTGCCCCTCGATTCGCGGCTGATCAAGCCGAAGCGCGAGAAGGGGAGGCTCGTGTTCGAGGACCGCACCGAAAGCCAGGATCCGGTCACGCGCGACCGCTCCGAGATCATCTACGTCCGCGCGCCCGCGACCGCCGGCGGCGTCCAGGGACTCGCGCCGATCACGCTCGCACGGATGGGGATCTCCACCGGGCTGAAGCGGCAGATCTTCGAGGGCGGCTTCTACGACAAGTCCGCGGAGCCGCGCGTCGTGCTCGCGTTCCCGAAGGAGATGAGCTCCGACCAGGCCAACGAGTGGCGCGACGCGTGGAACGACCAGCACCAGGGGCTCGCGAACATGCACGGCACCTCGGTCACCGGCGGCGGCGCGACCGTGACGACGATCCCGATCTCTCTCGTCGACGCGCAGTTCGTCGAGGCGACCAGGCAGACCGCGGATCAGATCGGGTTCATCTACGGGATGCCGAAGGTCTTCATGAACACCGTCGACCGGCCAACACTGACCGCTGACGACTGGCGCTACTTCGTCACGTTCGGCCTCTCCTGGATCATGACCGCGATCGACGAGGCGTTCACCGCCGACCGCACGCTCTTTCCGGTCGGCGGAGAGCGGATGCACGTCGAGACCGTCACCGACGCGTTCCTCAAGCCCGACATCCAGACCCGGTACGAGGCCTACCGCGCCGCGCGGCAGGCCGGCTGGCTGACCGCGAACGAGATCCGCGCCCTCGAGAACTACCCGCCCGTCAAGGGCGGAGACGTCCTCCAGGTGACACCGGTCGGCGGCGCCGTCGACAACACCGGCGGCAGCGCCGACACTGAGCCCGCGGCGGACGCGGGGAAGATGCTCGAGCTGCTCGAGCGCGAGTTCCGCAACGGCACACCGGCGCAGAAAGTGATCCTCGGCCGCGTCCGCGCGCGTGCCCGGGCCGAGCTCGTCACAGCCGGAAGCCGATAGACGCACGCGATGAAGCGTCCCGGGCTGGACTACGACACGCTCGACTTCGCGTTCGAGCTCAAGAGCCTCGACGACGAAGGCAAGCTCGAGGGTTACGCCGCCGTCTTCGGGAACCTCGACCAGCACGGCGACATCATCGAGCCCGGCGCGTTCACCAAGACGATCAAGGAGACCGGCGGGCAGGTGCCGATCCTGTACCAGCACGACCGGTACGAGCCAATCGGCGTCTCCACCGAGCTCACCCAGGACCGTCACGGCCTCTACGTGAAGGGCCAGCTGAACATGGAAGTGCAGCGCGCCCGCGAGACGCGCGCGCTCCTCAACCAGGGCGCGATGCAGGGGCTCTCGATCGGCTACCGCACCGTCAAGAAGGCCTACGAGGGGTCCGCCAGGAAGCTGCAGGAGCTCGCGCTGAAGGAGTTCTCGCCGGTCACGTTCCCGGCGAACCCACTCGCCGTCGCGACGGTGAAGGCCGCCGGCGACGTCATCTGGAATCCGGAGGCGACGTTCGCTGCGCTCCAGCAGGAGCTGCGCGAGGCCCTCAACCCGCCGGGCACCTACACCTACTGGATCCGCGACATCTCCGCCGACGGCGCCAGCGCGCTCGTCTCCAGCTACGACGACGACGTCGAGGCCTGGGTCGTCCCCTTCACCGTCGACGCGAACGGCGAAGTGCAGCCCGCCCCGTTCCCGGACTGGACGCCCGCTGAGCAGGTCTGGGTCCAGGCCGGCGGCGAGCCCGGCGACGAAGACGCAGGGACAATGGCGGCGACGACGTTCATCGATGTCGCCGCGATCGTCCGCGCCGTCGAGAGCAAGAACGGCCCGACGATCAGCGGCGGCGCCAGGCGCGTCCTGATCAACGCACACGACCACCTTTACGCACTCCTCGAGAAAACGGAGCCGGCCGAGACCACTCCGGATGACGACGAGGACGCCGCGAAGCACGCCGAGACGCCGGCCCTCCTGGCCACTCTCCGCGACTCCCTCCAGTCACTCAAGCCCGAGGAGCCACAGTCATGAAGTTCGAAGAGCTGAAGCAGATCGGCGAGGACATCAAGTCCACGTTCGAGGAGTGGAAGAAGACCGACGCCGAGCGCGTCGACGAGATCAAGCGGCTCGGCGAGGCAACCGCCGAGACCGAGCAGAAGTTCGCGGCGCTCGACGACCGCCTCGACGAGCTCGACGTCCGGATGCAGAAGGTGCGGCTCGACTCCGAGAAGGAAGAGCTCGACCGCGACCGGCCCGAGATCAAGGCGTTCGAGAAGCTGCTCCGCTTCGGCCCCGCCGCGCTCGGCGAGGACGAGGTCAAGCACATCAAGCTCACCCACGAGGACGGGACCGAGAAGAAGAGCATGGTCGTCGGCGACGACACCACCGGCGGCTTCCTCGCGCCGGTCGAGATCGTGAACGAGCTGATCAAGGGCATCGTGCTCTACAGCCCGATCCGTGACGTCGCCCGCGTCCGCCCGACGTCGTTCAACTCGATCAAGGCGCCGAAGCGCACGCAGACCACCTCCGCGGTCTGGGTCGGCGAGGTCGACACCCGCACCGAGACGAACAACCTCAAGTTCGGCAAGGAGGAGATCTCGACCCGCGAGATGTCCGCGATGGCCGACATCTCGCGCCAGGACCTCGAGGACGTCCAGGGCCTCTCGCTCGACGAGCTCGTGCTCGCCGACTTCAGCGAGCAGTTCGGAGTCACCGAAGGCGCAGCGTTCGTCTCCGGCGACGGCGTCGACGGCAAGCCCGAAGGCATCCTCACCGCCTCCGACCAGGGCTACCTCGGCGCGAACGGGATCGAGACGATCGCGACCTCCAGCGCGCAGGCGATCGTCGGGAACGACCTGATCGAGCTGTTCTACGCGCTGAAGGACAGCTACGCCCGCAACGGCACCTGGCTGATGAAGCGCGGCACCGTCAAGGTCGTCCGCAAGCTCAAGGAGACGAGCACGGACAACTACCTCTGGCAGCCCGGGCTCGCGACGCTCGCA